CCTGTAGGATTTATTAATTTGAGTGGAATATCAGGTATCGGCACATCTAATAATGATGGAACACCAGCTATAACTGGTATTATAACTGCAAAATCTGATAAATTTACTTCTTTCCATACAAGAAATGAATTAATTAATAAAACAAAGAATGAAGTTAATTTTGTTGAAGTTTATGCCACTCATGATGGAACTAATACATATGTTTCTGAATATTTTATTGACAATTCTAATTACAATGGATATTCATCTACTGGAATAGGTTCTTTTAAAGCAAATATTAGTGGAAGTGATTTTGTATTAAATTACCATAATGATACAACAGATCAAATAGATATTAAATCGAATGTAGTTGGATTTGGTACAACATCTGTTGGAACTGCAACATATCGATTTAATAAAGATAATCAACCTGATGGAACGGAAAGAACTGCAATTTATCAATCTAATTACTCTAAATCAATTGGTATATCTACGGTATTCACATTAGATAAAAATTTATTTAATGCAGTCAAATCAATTATTGAGGTCAGTATTGGATCCACTAAAGCATTACATCAAGTATTGACAGTACACAATGAAGATAATGTTTATGTAAACTCATTACCATTTCTTTCTGTTAATGGAACCATACCAAATTCATCCATAGAAGAATATGATAATATTCTTGGAATAGGTACTTTTGGAGTTAATTTTGCTTCCAATGATTTCTTATTAAAATTCTATCCAGATCCAACTTTTAATTCAGATTATATTCAAGTATCAGCATTAAATTTATGTGTTTATAAAGAATTAGATGTTGATAATAAACCGAATGATTTTATATATGGTAAAACTAAAGAATCTATTGATAATTATTTTTATAATGCACCTAATGGATCTCGTATTAACAGAACTAGTTTTACTTTAACTTCAAATAATATTCCATTATTTGCAAAAACCTTTGATCCTGCTGATACAGATATTATCAGTACTAATGGTAATACATTCAATATTGAAAATCATTTTTTTAGAACAAATGAAGAATTAATTTATACACCGAAATCTACTTTTGTTGGTGTGGGTTCTACACCAATGGAATATCAAGGTGTTACAGGTGGAGTTGATGCTTTACCATCAAATGTTTTTGCTATAAGAACTAATAAAGATTCATTCCAAATTTCAACTACTAGTGGTGGTGGTGCTGTTACTTTTGTTGGTGTTGGAACAGGAAATGCACATGAATTTGCAATGGCTAAAAGTAATACTAAAAATATTATTAGTATTAACAATATAATTCAATCACCTTTATCTTTTGCTTTACTCACTCATACTTTAAAAGATAATTTTGATGATAATGATTCCTTCCTTGGTATTAGTACTTCAAGAACAACATTTGCCTTGAGTGGAATATCATCTATTAGAGTTAGAGATATTTTAAAAATTGATAATGAATATATGAATGTTGTTAGTGTGGGTGTTGGTACTACCACTGTTGGGCCAATTACTGCAGGAATTGGTTCAACATCACTAGTTAATGTAGAGCGTGGTTTTGTTGGAACTTCTGCAACAAATCATACAAATAACACTAATGTTGAAATTTATAGAGGTTCATTTAATATTGTTGGTAGTAAAATTCATTTTGTTGATGCTCCTAGAGGAAATTTAACAGGATTAAAAAATGAAAATAATTTAGATTTTGCTAGATCAGATTTTAATGGCAGAACATATTTTAGACAAAATTATACAACTAATCAAATATATGATGATATTTCTGAACAATTTACTGGTATTGGTCAAACATTTAATTTAACTGTTGGTGGAGCAAGCACTTCTGGTATAGGAGAAACTGGTGGTAATGGATTAGTATTGATAAACGGTATCTTCCAACGTCCAACTGCAACTAATAATCCTTCTAATAATTATCAAATAATTGATGATTCTGTTGCAGGTGTAAGTAGTATTTCATTTACTGGCATTAAAACTGATACTGGCGATATTTTTATTAGTGAAAATGATGTAAATCGAAATCAATTACCAAGAGGTGGTGTAATTATTTCTCTTGGATCTACTCCAGGATTAGGATATGCACCTTTAGAGGGAGCAGAGGCTATTACTGAAATTGATGCTACTGGTGGTATTTCAAGAGTTGTTTCTGCAGCTACAACTGGACCAAGTAATAATATTACCACTGCAAGATATGATAATTTAACTGGAGATATAGTTATTACAACTAAAAATGATCATAATTTTGAATTAGGAATTGTAAATCAAGTTAAGCTAGTTGGATTGGAATTTTCTTGTACACAAGAACATGCTGGTGTAACCACAACAATATTCCCAGATGTTATTGATCCAGTTACTGGTCTTGGTACTACTGCATATACAATTCTTCAAACTATACCTGGCGATTTTGAACATAGATTTGTAACTGCAACTGATAATGCTGTTAACGGTTCATTAACCCCTACAGGAGCGTTATATAAACCTACAAGCGGTCTTTTAGAGTTATCATTTAGTTCTGCACATAATTTGTCAATTGGTGATGCTGTAACAGTTGCTAATTACGGAATTACATTTACATGTGATGCTGATAATCATGCTACAACTCATCCATATCCAAGACCTACAGATCCTATTTCTGGCACCTCAGTTCCTGTACTTGATGTTCCAACTACTACAAGTTTTATAATTAATGTTGGTTCTTCTCCTACTTATAGATTTAAAACTAATGTTGGTATATGCACTATTCCACACAATTATGTGGGTCAAGGAACAGTATTCCCATACTATGGAGATGTTAAAATTGGATCTGGTTATCGTTCACCAGTTTCTGTTGCAGTAACAGATACTGCATTTAATTACAAATTTGTAGGTACAATTGGAACTAGTGTTTTTGTAAATTCATGGTCTGGAGTGGCAAAAACAGCAACAGGAGCTGATTATGATCCTGTTAGTGGTAATTTAATATTAACAATTCCTTCACATGGTCTTACAGATTCTAATACTGTTGGAATTAAAACAGAATCATTAATATTCTCATGCTCTAAGAACAATTATAAAACAGAGCATCTTTATCCAAGGTCAACAGATCCAGTATCTGGCATTCTTACTGCAATCACTGCATATGATGCAAATACATTTACTGTAAATGTTGGTTCTGCAATTGGTAGTGGTGCTATTGTTAATACGACAGTTGGATTAGGTGGAACATTATCATTTAGTATTGGTGCAGCAGGTACAAATTATAAAAATCCTCAATTAATAATTCCTGAAGCATCATATAAAAATTTAGAAGTTACAGGAGTATCTAGATTAGCTGATGGATCGACTACAAATACTGGAAGTGGACTATTACTTGATATCAACATAGGTGCAAGTTCTACAGTTGGTATTGGATCTACACAATTCTCTGTTACTAATTGGAAAATTGCCCGTAATGGTTATGGATTTAGAAAAGGTGATGTATTCACTCCTGTTGGTCTAGTTACGGATGCTAGTTTATCATCACCAATAAAACAATTTGAATTGACAGTATTAGAAGCTTATAATGATCCATTTTCAGCATGGCAATTTGGTCAATTTGATTACATTGATTCTATTAAGGATCAACAAGATGGAGTTAGAACAAGATTTGAAATCAAGTATGATGATGAATATTTAAATTTTGAAATTGAAGATGGTGGTGAATTTAATGTAGATCTTTCAAATTCTTTATTAATTATAATTAATGGTGTAGTTCAAGAACCAGGTTCTGCATATCAATTTGAAGGTGGAACATCTTTTGTATTTACAGAACCGCCTAAAGAAGAGGATGATGTTGCAATATTCTTCTATAGAGGAACTCCTGGAGAAGACACTCTATTAATTGATAATATTAAACCAACATTAAAATCTGGAGATGATCTTCAATTATTAAGTATTAACTCAAATGATGTTAATCAAGATAATAGAACTATGCTTGGTATTGCTACACTTACTTCTGGTGATGTAGAAACTGTTTTATATGATGGTGTAGGTATTAATAATAATACTAAATCTCTAAAATGGACAAAACAAAAATCTGATAAGATTGTTAATGGTGAATTGGTCTATAAATCCAGACCAATGTTGGAACCATTAATATTCCCAACAGCAAAAATAATTGGAGATATTTCTTCTAGTGCACTTACAAGTATATTTGTTGATGATGCTGATTTATTTGATAATGAAAATGAAATTAGCAGTAAACCTGTTGGTGGAATTATTATTGACAATAGTGTAAGTCCTGTTTCTGCAGCATTAACCGCTATCGTTTCTACTGGTGGAACAATATCAAGTATTGTTATTGGTTCTGGTGGTACTGGATATACTCCAGGAACTATTTCAATATCAATTGGTATTCCAACAACTGGGATAGAAGTTGGTGTTGGTACAACCGCTACAGCAACTGCTACAATTTCGTCTAACGGGGAAATATCTAGTGTCTCTATTACTAATCCAGGATTAGGATATAATCAAAATATTCCACCTAAAGTATTAGCACCATTTCCAACATTTAAATCAGAAAAAGTTTTGAATATTGATAGAATTCATGGGTTCTCTGGTATTATTACAGGTATTGGAACAGTTACTGGTATTGGGGTTCCACTTGCTCTTGAGTTTATTTTAAAAGATGGTGGAACATATGAAAATTTAGTTGCAGGATATCCAATTAATATTCACAGCACTACAATTGGTTCTGGTGCAACCTCTATATACGATGCAAATGATAAAATTGTTGGTATAGGAACTACATTTTTAGATAATGTTTATAATGTCAGTGCATGGAATCAAAATGTTGGAATAATTACTTGTAATATTCATTCCGATTCTCCTGTTGTTGGTTTAGGAACCACTGGAAGCACTCCAGTTGGTAAAGTTTCTTGGGGAAGATTGTTTAGTACAGGATCCATCACAAGAGAATCAAATCCCATAGCAATCGGAGTTACAGGGTTTACAATTACTTCTGGTTTAACTACATTCCCAACCATACAAAGAAGAGTTCAGGGTTTAAGAGATACAGGAGCCATAGAACCATCATGATTAATGTTATAAATATCTAAAAAAGTATTAATATGTCTGCTGTCGTAACAGATCAATTTAGAATATCAAACGCTGCTAATTTTGTAGATTCTGTATTAGATACTAATAATTCTTATTACGTTTTTTTGGGTCTTTCAAATCCTAGCACTCCAAATCCAGGATTTGGAAGGAATTCATCATGGCCAGAAAATCCAAAAGATAATTTTCAATATCTATCACATTATAAAGATACATCTTTATTTGGTAAAAAAATTAATGGTAAAAATATTAGAAGAGTTGTACCAAAAGTAACATGGACTTCTAACACTCGATATGATATGTATAGGCACGATTATAGTGCTACAAATTTGACACCAAATTCATCAACTGCTAGATTATACGATTCTCAATATTTTGTTGTCAATAGTGATTTTAATGTTTATATTTGTTTGGATAATGGATCTTCAGGATCTTTTCCTAAAGGTGGTACATCTAAGGATGAACCTACTTTTACAGATTTAGAACCAACTGCTGCTGGTAATAGTGGTGATGGATATATTTGGAAATATCTCTTTTCAATATCTCCTAGTGATGTTATAAAATTTGATTCTACTGAGTATATTGTTGTACCTAATGATTGGGAAACTTCTACAGATACACAAATTCAAAATGTAAGAGAAGCTGGTGATTCTACCATTAATTTTAATCAAATTAAAAAAGTTTATATTGAAAATGGTGGTATTGGATATAATAACGATACTGATGGTACACCAATTGTTAATATAGTTGGAGATGGTAGTGGTGCAAAAGTATCTCTTAAAATTATTGATGGGGTAATAACAGATGCGACTGTCACTGCTGGTGGTAGCGGATATAGTTATGGAATGGTTGATTTATCAACTTTACAACCTAATGATCTTAATTCAAACCCAAATAAAGCTGCAAAATTAATACCAATTATTCCACCATCTAGAGGACATGGGTATGATATCTATAAAGAATTAGGTGCTGATAGAGTTTTAATTTACGCTAGATTTGATGACTCTACAAAAGATTTTCCTATTGATACAAAATTTTCACAAGTTGGTATTATAAAAAATCCAACATCATTTGCTTCTCAAGATGTAATTTTTACAGGTAGTCAATATTCTTCTTTATTTTCATTAAAAGTTAATAGTACTTTATCAAATGTTAGTATTGGAAGCACTATAACACAAGAACAAATTACTGGAACAGCAAAAGGATATCTAGCTTCATATGATAGTGAAACAAACGTATTAAAATATTACCAAGATAGATCTTTATATTTTAATCCAACAAATATGGATCATACTGATTATGTTGGTTTAGGTACTGTTGGATCTATTTTATCAATTGAATCTAAAAAAAGCGATGGATCAGAAGGTAATAGTGTTGTACTTTCTAATAATACCACTTCTGTTGATTCCTCTTTTAGTGGTAGTACATTAACCATTGGATCTAAAGAGATTGATTTGGGAGTTAATTTTACTGAAGGTCTTGCAAATCCAGAGATAAATAGAAATACTGGTGACATAATTTATATTGATAATAGAAAATTAGTGACACGAGATGGTAAACAAAAAGAAGACGTTAAAATTATTCTGGAATTCTAAAGTAACATGACACAGAAAAAAGATTTAAATATTAGTCCTTATTATGATGATTTTGATCCATCTAAGAATTTTTATAAAGTTCTTTTTAAACCAGGATTTCCAGTTCAAGCTAGAGAATTAACTACTCTACAGTCTATTTTACAAACTCAAATAGGCAATTTTGGTAGTCATATGTTTGATGAGGGTTCTTTAGTCACTGGAGGAGGGCCTACGTATGATTCTAATTATACTGCAGTAAAATTAAATTCTTCTCAATTTGGTATTGATATATCTTTATATGTAGATCAACTTATTGGAAAAACTGTAGAGGGTGAAACTTCTGGTATAAAAGCCAAAGTAGAACTTGTTGCTTTACCTGATGGTAATATTGTAGAAGATCTAACATTATATGTAAAATATATTACTTCTAGTAAAAATGATTTTGTAACTGATACCTTTATAGATGGTGAATCATTAATAACAAAAGAAAATATTGTATATGGAAATACTACCATAACTGCAGGATCTCCTGTAGTAACTTTAATACCTTTAGATGCTACAGCAATAGGTTCTTCTGCATCTATAGAAAGTGGTGTATATTTTATCAGAGGAAATTTTGTAAATGTAGATAAACAAACCATAATATTAGATCATTATACAAATACTCCATCATATAGAGTTGGTTTAAGTATTAATGAAGATATTATTGCTTCAAAAGATGACGAATCATTATATGATAATGCTAAAGGTTTTTCAAATTTTGCTGCACCTGGTGCTGATAGATTTAAAATTGGATTAACTCTTACTAAAAAATTATTAGATGATACTAATGATATTGATTTTGTTGAAATATTAAGAATTGATAATGGAGAAACATTATTAATTGAACCAAAAACTCAATATAATAAAATTAGGGATTATTTTGCAGATAGAACTCGTGATGAATCTGGAAATTATGCGGTTGATGAATTTAATGTATCAATTAATAATTCTTTAAATGATAGATTGGGATCCAATGGAATATTTTATAGTAATCAAAAAACACAAGAAGGAAATGATCCTTCAGATGATTTGATGTGTGTTACAGTTTCTACTGGTAAAGCTTATGTTAATGGTTATGATGTTATAAATTCAGGTATTAATAATATTATAGATGTTGAAAAACCAAGAGATGTTGAAAAAGTAAATTCAACAAATATTGATTTTAAAATGGGAAGTCTTTTGAAAGTTAATACTGTTAGTGGGCAACCACAAATGAGAAATACTGTACAACTATATGACTCATTAGGTTCTACTGGAACTCAGATTGGAGATGCAAGATTATATTCAATAAATTTATCAGATTCAGTTTATACTGGAGATTCTACAAAATGGGATCTATATCTATATGATATACAAACTTATACTGAAATTACAATAATACCTGCAGCAGCTACTGGTGATTTCTATGCTTCTGCGTATGTAAAAGGGTTAAGTAGTGGTGCAACTGGTTATGTGACTAGTAATTCTGATGGAAGCACTGCATATAAATTAAGACAAACATCGGGAACTTTTATTAAAGGTGAGGAAATTTCTATAAATGGCAACAGTTTTAATCCAGCTGGTAAAAGAACTATTACGGATACTAAAGTTTATGGTTCTAGAGAAATAAAATCAGTAAAGCAACTTGCCTCTGCTTCATCAGATCATGTACGAGATTTTAAAGCAAATAGTTTTTTAGAAACATTTGATTTACCAAATAATGTAGATGGGGGAACAATTAGTGGTGGTAATACATTAAAAAGTCCAGGAAATGTGTTTACCGAGATACCAATTGGTACTATTATTAGGTATCAGGTCGCTGGACTTGATGATGAAACTTTTAATAAAGTAACAGCAGTTAGTGCTGATGGATTATCATTAACTATTGCTGCAGCAGCTTCTGCTGATATTAGTGGTGTTTTTGATAAAGATGTTGCGAATGGAACTTATTCAAGCATCAAAATAGGAGCTCCTAATATATTAGGAGGAGGAACTTTATATACAGAATTACCAAATCAAAATATATCATCGGTTGATTTCAGTTCTTCATCTTTATCAGTGACTGCTCAAGTTGTGGATAAGGATGTTAGTAGTAATGCTATTACCATTAATACTAGTGATATTAAAGATGGTGGTGGAACTGGAATTTCATCAGCATTTTTTGATTCTTTTGCAATAGGAAGATATTCTGTATTTTATGGTGGGTCAGGTGCTGGAATTGGTACGGTAACCTCAGATACTTTTGTTAAGAATTCTGGTGGTGGAACAGTTACTTTTAATGGGTTAGAAAATTCAAATGATGATTCAGTTATCAATATAACAGCTTCAAAACAGGGTATTCAAAGTAAAATTAAAAATTATGAAAGAAGTCTAATACTGAATGTAGATAAATCTTCTAATTCAGAATCTGGAACCACTGTTTCATCTACTCTTGCAGATGGATTAACTTTTAATGAAAAAGCATTTGGTTTAAGAGTTCAAGATGAAATTATTTCTTTAAATGTTCCAGATGTAGTTAAAGTTTTAGCAGTTTATGAATCTAAAACTACGGCTTCTCCAACTTTTGATATTCTTTCATTCCCTTCAAGTGCTAACGTACTATCTAATGCAATTTTAGGGGAAAATGTAATTGGACAAACATCTAAAGCTATTGCAAGAATTGTAACTAACAATAATTCATCACCATCATCTGGAGGTAGTAATAAATTAGGATTTATATATTTAAATGATAGAAAATTTGATGTAAATGAAACTGTTGTATTTGAAGAATCTAATATTACATCCACTATTGAAAACATTGAAGATGGTAGTTATCAGGATATTTCAAAATCATATATTTTAGATAAAGGACAACGAGATGAGTATTATGATTATTCTAGAATAGTTAGAAAAGTCAATGCATCTGTACCGACTAAAAAATTAATGATTGTATTTGATAAGTATACAATTCCTACTGATGATAGTGGAGATGTATTTACTGTATTAAGTTATGATAAAGATAGATATACCAATGATATACCAAAAATTGGAACCAATAGAGTAAGAGCAACAGATACACTTGATTTTAGACCTAGAGTTTCTGATTTTGGAAGCACTATTGATAAATCACCTTTTGATTTTGCATCTAGAACTACTGGATTTAGTCAAAAACCAAATTACTTATTAGCTCCAAATGAAAATTCTATATTTGGATATGAGTATTATCTAGGAAGAATTGATAAAGTATATTTAAGTCAATATGGAATAGTTTCAGTACAAAAGGGACAATCTTCCACTTCGCCAAGAGCTCCATTAGTTAATACCGATTTAATGGAATTAGCTACTATCACTTTACCACCATATCTTTATAATCCTCGTAATGCCAAGATTACCTTAATTGATAATAAACGATATACTATGAGGGATATTGGAGTTCTTGAGGATAGGATAGAAAATTTAGAAAAAGTTACAACACTAAGTTTACTTGAAGTGAGTACTGAAGCATTATCAATTCAAGATTCATCTGGTAGAGATAGGTTTAAAAGTGGATTTTTTGTTGATAACTTTAGAACAATTGATTTTATTGATGTTGATACGTCTTCTATAGAAGTTGATAGTTTATCTAATGAAATAAGACCTATTATTTCTAGAAATAGTTTAACAAATCAACTTTTACCAGCTTCAAATATAATTGATGAAGAAATAGATCTTAGTACAAATTATGAACTGTTAGATTCTAATGTTCAAAAAACAGGAAATTGTGTAACACTAAAATATGAAGAAACTAACTGGATTTCACAAACATATGCAACTAGAGTTGAAAATATTAACCCATTTAATGTGGTTGAATATGTTGGAAATATTCAATTGGAACCACGAGAAGATACTTGGTCAAGAACGATTAGATTAGATGAATTAGTTATTGAAGAAGTTCGTGATGAAACTGTCCAAACAGGTGCTACTAGTGGTAACAGAAGACTTGTAAGTCGTACAACAGAAACTATTTTTACTACTGTAAGTAATGATGTAGTTATTAGTTCTGGTGATGATATCTACATGAGATCTAGAAATACACAATTTACAGCTGTAGATTTAAGAGCTGGGACTAAACATTATCAATTCCTTGATGGTAATGGGGATGTAGATTTTATTCCTAAGTTACTGGAAATATCACCAGATAGTTCTTTAACAACTTATGGTTCCAACTCTTCTTTGAGTCCTTTTGAGGTTGGTGAAACTGTTATAGGATATGATGCCGAAGTAAATGGTAAAGAAATAATTAAATTTAGAGTTGCTAAATCCAATCATAAAATTGGTGAATATAATAATCCGTCCGCAACATATAGAGAAAATCCATATCTACCTGATGAAACTTTACAAGATACATATACAACTTCATCTAAGATATTAAATGTCGATACTTTTTCTCTAGCAAGTGAACAACAAGGTTTATATAGTGGATATGTTACGAAAGGTACATTATTAATTGGTCAAAAAAGTAATGCAACTGCATTTGTAAAAGATTTAAGATTAATTACTGATGAAGCTGGTAGTTTGCAAGGATGTTTCTTTTTGAGAGATCCAAATACAGATCCG